ACCCAACTTGCAATGCCCTATTCCATGATTTCATAGCACGCATCTCTAACGCCGCCGCTTTATCAGGCGCATAAATAAGAGCTAACCGAGACGTTAGCCCCCATGCGAAACTATCTAAATAATAGAACGGAATCTCTGGTTGTGTTGCGTTGGATAGTTCGCTGTCCATCGCCTGGCGCATGTAATAATATGTAAGAGTATAATAATTGCTTTGATCTGGAACTGGCCACAGATACATGTTAGGAGATATTAACCTATCAAACCAAAAACTGGTTGTCGGCGCTTGATCAGTTTTCTGCGCTATAGACACATAGTCACTTCTACTAATTGGAAAAATAAGCCTGTCAATTGGTGGATTGTTTCCAGTAGTGATGTAAAGGTCTAGCATAAATACGACATTTGATGGTATTGCGTATACGTATTGTCCTTCAATAAGAGGGATAGTTGTGCTTTGAACTTCCCACAAATTGATACCGTCCGCACACCAGTCAGACATCATCAAATTGGCTTCAAAACGCGCGTCGCTCATATGCTGCGTCGTCAATTCTGTTCGACGGACACCACAACGCGCGAAAGCGTTGATAACCAGTTCGCCTAGTGATGGAGCAAAAGCGAAAGTCCCGCTCGTCGCCATTACGACATCACATTCGTCGGTTGAAGAACCGTCATCACCACCGATCCCGATCCACTATTTAGCAAAACTCTCGCATAACGCGGCGGATAGGCGAAATTTGTCTGAATAGTCGCCGTTTGGCTTACAGCGTTCGTATCGTTGGTATTAACCCACGTCACATTCTGCGGAAGAACCGAGTTTGACGGATCATTTGAGTCATCAAGCGACGATTGAACCGTGTAATTGACCGTTCCCGTCACCGTGCATTGAATGGCAATCTGCGACATCGCATAATCGTCCAATCGAATGTGTGGTCCGTTCGCTACGCCATTCGTCCCGACGATAACGGTCGATGCAGACGCTCCAGAGGCCAGAATTTGCGTGATGGTGAAGAAATTTTGCGCTGTGTAGACCGGAGAGCCGCTCGATCCGCCCGTTAGCACCTCGGAAGTGGGCGTCCCGCTCTTGCCAACTCCCGTTATCGCGAACGTAATGCCCGTATCTGTCCCGCCAGAGGTCACTAGAACGCGCCTCGCCATATCCAAGGTGGCCGTCCCGTTTGTTCCGACGCTCACATTGCCAGCGGAGCCGCTGGATAGCTTGACACTTGTGACTTGGCAGAATGAGTTCTTTGTCGAAACGCGGCTCGCGTTGGCCGCAGCTACAGTTTCAATGACGCTTGTGCTGTTATCAGGGCCGAGACCCGTCACCGTCCACGTTTTCGTGCTGTCATTGCCGGCTGAGACTAGAACCACGGGCTGCGGCGGGAACAATAAGGCGATGCCGCCGACCACTTTAGAGCCATTCAGCGTCACCGTGGTTGTGCTAGCGCCGTTTCCAGTCGTGGTCGCGATGTTAGTCGCGCTATATCCTGTGGAATCAGTCCCGTCAATGACAAGCGCCGTGGCCCCTGGAACCACCTGCGATGCCGATATGATGGATGTGTTGGCCGCCACTAGAGGGCCAACAGTCGTGACGATCGCGCGCATGTCGTTAACCCTTGCTTCGTGATTGGCGATCTAGACGCGGGGCTGATTTCTCGCCATCAATCCGGCCGCCGTATTTCTTGTGCATGGCGCGGAACGTCTTCGCGAGATTGGCGCGTTTGGCAAGCGTCGGGTTCTCGGAATGAGCAGCCTTATCAAGCTTCCCTGAGGGAATAGTCTCTCCAGCTTTCACATGGAGAGACTTTCTAAGGGTGCCTTTGTGTGCAGGGTTGATTGCGCCCTGTATCCATTTTTCAGACATTGGGCGCGCCCCGCTTAGTCAGATTCAGGCCCTTGCTTCGCGCCGGGTCGTTCGGAAATCTTCGACGCCTCGGACAAAGGACGGGTCTCGGCTCCAACCCTGCCACCAGTGGCGCGACGAGGCATCTTGTCCAGGCGCTTCTCGCCTTTCTCGCCATCGACAGCGCCGCCGCGCTTCTTGCACACGCCGCCCTTCTTGCGCTTCGAGGCTTCCTTGACGACATCGGAATCCTTACCCGCGTAAACGACGGAAGGCGTTTTGTCTTCCTTTTCGAGGTCGCGGCCTTCTTCAACCGAACCACCACCGGCTTTCTTGCCGTGCATCTTGCCCTTCATGGTCATAATCCTTAGAAGTTGGCGTATTGAGCCACGCCGAACAAGCCGGCAGTAAATCCGATATTGTAGGGGCCGGGAGATTGACGAACCACGAGTTTGCTGGCTCCCGTGGACGCCGTGAACGCGCCGATCGTGCCGCGAACATCGCCAGTCGTCGCCGTCGCTGTCGTCCTGTCGGAAGGAAGATAGCTCGTCGCCGCCGTGATGCCCGTAATAGCCGTCACGGACGAAGCGTAATTGACCGTGATATCGGCATAGTTGTCCGATCTCAGCGGGAGACCGAATACGCTTAGCGTATCAACCGAATAAGCGTGCGTCGTATCCGCTGTTCCGCCCGAAAGAGTGACAGAGCGAATATATTTCCACGCCTTCTTTCCGGCAACCGTGCTACCCGCGCTAATCGTCAGCGCCTCGGTCATCGGAAAACCGTAGACATCATATCCGGCGATCGTCGCAGTCGCATAAGACGCGCCAGATGCGGCGGTGACTTGAAGCGTTCGCCCAATCATCGAATTGGGGTTCCAAAGGAAGACGGAAGGCGTTCCGTTGGCGCTCGGAACCGCGCATTGAAACGGCGTCGGAGCCGCTGCCGTGACCGTGCTCGACGTGAAGTTGAGCAGGCTATTGCTGGTCAAATAGGTTCCAGCGACACCCTGTCCACCCGTTCCAGCCGTAAGCTGTTGCAGAATAACCGTTCCCGCGACAGTTCCGCCTGTAACCGTTCCGCTTGCCGTCAACAACACCATGCCGGGGCTAAGTGGTAGCGTAGTGTTGGTGCCGACCGTGAGCACGCCATTGGTCATGGTGCATGTGCCCATCGAACAATAGGCGTCGAGAGCAACCAAGCCCGCCCCCGCCACGCCAGTATCAAGCGCCCCAGTATCCGCGCGCGTGATGTTAGGAGTGATGTAGACGCCGGTTGTCGAAGAATTGGCTGATACCAGCGCGAGAGCCGCGCTAGTCGGATTGGCCGATGCCACAACCGCACTCGTAGCGGCGGTGTAGGGAACCGCCGATAGAGTTGTGACGTTATCGAATCCCAACCAGCCAAAGTCCGGCTCATACTGAGCCTCGCCCGGCTGATATGTGTAGAGCAGTCGTGGGTCCATGATACCGGCGCCGCCGTTGAATAGCGACGCTCCGAAATCAGGATTGTATTCTAGACCGCTCTGTGGAACCTGTCCCCAAATCATGAGAGGACCGGAAAAGGCAGTGATAGCCATTCTGTGTCCTCCTTACGAAGTCGGGAAGCTTCCGTACAGGCTTCTCCAATTGTAGTAGCCGAAGCTGTAGCGCTCGTATCCCTTGACCAGCAGATTGTCGGTCGTGAAATCGACCTGCATATCCATCTCGTAAGGGACGCGCTCCATATAAACGAGCCCTTTGATGTTGGTCAGAAGATACCAAGCAAAGTTCGAGGTCAAGAAGTCCATGACCATGTAGCCTTCTGGCAATCCGCCAGCCGTGGTATGAATCGCATTGACATCGTTGTCGGCCGTGCCAGGACGAAGTTCCGTCTTGGTCAATCGAATAGCGACCGGCTCCAGCGTCGGCGGAATGATCAGCTTGCGCCCACGGGCGAAAACTTTCAATCCGGCGATGTCGCGGTAATTCTGACGAATCGAGATCATGCCGTTGAGCAAGGTAGCCTCGTTGAGGTCAACCTGCGTTGTTGGCGTGTTGGCGATCGTCGAGCCGTCAATCGGATGCGCCGTGGAGCATAGCGCCACGCCATCGCCCGAAACCGCGCTGTTATAGGTCGTCGCGGTGTTCAGGATGTTCGCGCCGTAGATTTCCTTGGTCTGAGCGAAGCTCTCGATAAGACCAAGGTTCGTCGGCGTAAACTGTGTCTTGTAGAGGTTATCGTCGATCGCCTTGCGGGTGATCGCATAGCCCAGACCGATCTCAAAGTGCTCTTGGTTCCAAACATAACGCTCCGCTGCGTTATTGTCGAAACTCACCGCGCCGCCTTCGGTCTTGAGATTGGCAAGACCGAGATAGCGCATTTCAGCGGTTCGTTCCAACGCCATGTTGGATTTGGTCTTCTCGAAGACCTTATCCCACTGGCTCGGAATCTGGGGGTATTTTCCTTCTACGCCACGAAGACCCGGCAGGAGCAGGTCTTTAATGGCAGCGAGATTAACAGCCATTGTTCATGCTCCTCAGCTGATGCCGGTGATGGCGCTATTACCGCGCAGCCATTCATTGTTGAAGGCCACGATCAGATAATTGTAATTCGTCGTCGGATCAGATCCGTTCACGCCAGGCGGGTCTTGAACCATATCCGCGACAATGAACGGGAATGTTCCAGTCGTCGCGACCGAGGAGATGTAAGCTCCCGACAGCCCCGTTGAAGTGGAACCAGTTCCGATGGTGAATTGCGCCAACTGACCAACTGGACCAGAGGTCCAAGTCGTGGTCGAGCCGGTAACAACCATATTGGAGCCGTTGGCTTGAACCTTGAACCGCGCGTTCGGATCGTCGATGACATATGCGGTAACGTCACCGCTCGCGTCCGAACCAGGCCAATAAGATGACCAGAGGGTCCGTTTCTGGGAGACCGAAAGATACTGGCAACCCCAAAAGATGCCAGCAAGCGTGGTGGTGCCAGCAGCGCCTTGAGTGATGTAGCCAGTAGCCGAAGAAACGACCGGCATTACC